TTGAAAGTGTATGACAAATACAACGATAAGTATATCCAGATTCCAGCGGCTTCTTCAACTGCAGGTATCATGGCAGCTTCTGATAGAGAAGCGGGTCCGTGGTTCTCACCAGCAGGTTCTCGTAGAGGTGCTTATCTAGGTGTAACTGCTCTTTCATATAGCCCCTCAAAGGCTGAGAGAGATGCTCTATACAAAGCAAATATTAATCCAATTGCTAACCTACCTGGTCAGGGTGTGTTACTTTATGGTGATAAAACAAATATGTCAAGACCTTCTGCATTCGACAGAATTAATGTACGTAGATTGTTTAACACTATTGAGAGAGCAATCGCTATTGCTGCAAGAAACACAATCTTTGAATTCAACGATGAGTTCACAAGAGCTGAGTTTGTAAATATTGTAGAGCCATTCCTAAGAGAAGTCAAAGGAAGAAGAGGTATCACAGATTTCAGAGTTGTATGTGATGATACAAACAACACTGCTGCTGTGGTAGATAGAAATGAATTCATTGCGAATATCTTCATTAAGCCTGCACGCTCTATTAACTACATTACTCTGAACTTTGTAGCTGTTAGATCTGGTGTTGACTTCGAAGAAGTAGCCGGATTACAGGTATAGGAGATAAAAAATGGCAGTACTAGGCGTAGATGATTTTAAAGCCAAGTTACGTGGTGGTGGCGCAAGACCAAATCTATTTAAAGCCACTATTAACTTTCCAGGTTATGCTGGAGGCGATGTAGAGCTTACATCGTTCTTGTGCGAGGCAGCTCAGTTGCCTGCATCAACAGTAGGTACAATTATTGTTCCTTTCCGTGGTCGTCAATTAAAAATGGCTGGTGATCGTACATTTGATGTATGGACTCCTACTATTATCAATGACACAGATTTCAATGTCCGTGATGCAATGGAACGTTGGATGAACGGAATGAACGCTCATAGTGCAAATACAGGTCTTACTAACCCTGTTGACTATGAAGCTGACCTTGTTGTTGAGCAGCTAGACAAGGATGGATCAACATCAAAAACCTACAATTTCAGAGGATGTTTCCCAACAGGGTTGTCTCCAATTGATCTGAGCTATGCTTCAGAAAATGAAATTGAACGGTTTACTGTTGAATTCCAGGTACAGTATTGGGAAGCAGCAACTACTTCTTAATACGTTATAAATAGATAGAGGGACTTAACGGTCCCTCTAAAACTAATTTTAGGAACGAAAATGGCTGATGATAGTATAAGACTTTTTGGATTTGAAATCAAGCGGGCTAAGGATAAGTCTGATGATAAACTTCGTTCTATTGTTCCTCCTGTTGACGAAGATGGAGCAGGATATGTAACAGCTGCAGGTTCTCATTACGGTACATATGTAAATGTAGATGGCGGTGAACACGCAAAAGATAACATTCAAAACATTAAGCAATATAGAGCAGTCTCGTATCACCCTGAGGTAGATGCTGCTATTGATGATATTGTTAACGAATCTATTGTATCAGGCGAAAATGAATTACCTGTTACTCTCATCTTAGATCACGTAGAAGGTCTAAGTGATCAACTTAAAAAAGTTATTACAACTGAATTTGAAGATGTCTGTTCTATGCTTAACTTTAAAGAGTTAGGACATGACGTATTTAGAAGATGGTATATTGATGGTAGAATCTATCACCATCTTGTTATTAATGAATCTCAACCTAAAGCTGGTATTCAAGAAATTAGACCTATTGATGCTGCTAAGATTCGTAAAGTAAAAGAAGTAAAGAAGAAAAAAGATGAAGTTACCGGCGCTTCATTAGTAGAAAGTGTAAATGAATTTTACATCTATCAAGAGAAACCTGGGGGAACCAATCAAGGAGTAAAGCTTTCTAATGATGCAGTATCTTATGTAACTTCTGGATTATTAGACATTGATCGTAAGAGAGTTGTATCTCATCTTCATAAAGCTTTAAAACCTATTAACCAATTACGTATGATGGAAGACTCGCTGGTTATTTACAGACTAGCTCGAGCACCAGAACGTAGAATCTTTTATATTGATGTGGGTAACCTTCCAAGAGGTAAAGCTGAAACATATATGAAAGATATTATGGCTCGTTATCGCAACAAGCTTGTATATGATGCTGATTCAGGTAAGATTAGAGATGATCGTAAGCATATGTCTATGCTCGAAGACTTCTGGTTACCTCGTAGAGAAGGCGGTAGAGGTACTGAGATTACTACTTTACCTGGAGGAGAGAATCTAGGTCAGATTGACGATATCTTATACTTCCAGAAAAAGATGTATAAAGCTCTAAATGTTCCTGTTTCTAGGTTAGAGCAAGATCAGGCAGCTGGATTGTTAGGTAGAGCATCTGAGATAAATAGAGATGAACTTAAGTTTCAAAAGTTTATTGATAGACTACGTAATAAGTTTTCAAGTTTATTCTTAGGTATTCTTAAGAAGCAATTAATGCTTAAAGGTGTTATTACCGAAGAAGATTGGGATAATTGGAAAAACGACATTGTAGTTGATTATATTAGAGACAATCATTTCTCAGAGCTTAGAGATGCAGAGTTACTAAGAGAGAAGTTACAGACTCTAGATACAATGCAGCAGTATGTTGGTGAATTCTTCTCTAAAGAATATGTAATGAAGAACGTTCTTTTATTAGATGATGATGCAATGAAAGAGATGAAAGATCAAATAGCACAAGAAAAGTCATCTGGTGAGATTCCAGATGACAGCGAAGAGGACCAAGATGGCAACTAAGAATTTTAATCTTGCAAAGCTAGCTAGAAATATTAATATTGAAGATGATGGTTCTATTGCTTTTAATAGTGAGGTAAGCGCTGGAGGAGAAACAATTGGGTCCCTTACAGCTTCTATGGATTCAGATCAAACATCTACTATAACATTATCAAAGGCATCTACTCCTGTTCCTATTGTTCAAGCATATAAAGAAATACCTCAGACAGGGGTAAGTAGTAAAGGTCAATGGAACGTTAATGCTAATGCAACAAATTATGACTTCTTTGATGAAAAACCTATTTCTTATGCCAGTTCAACATTAACACCTAGTGCAACTGGTGATGGCACCTTTACTAGCAGTACTCCTACAATAATTCCTAATAAGTTTAGTTTAATTCCTGATTTCGGCACAACACAGAATACTTATGCAACGACGGGTATGAGCAGTTATTACATAAATACTTCAGTTAATGACGGATCGCAGCCACAATCTAAATCAGTAGCTGTAAGCCCTGACGGCACAAAGGCAATTGTATTACAGTGGAATACATCATCATTCGGCAAACAAAGACTCCATAGTTGGAATCTTCAGACAGCATTTGGAATAAATAGTGCTTATGTGTGGCAAGCGGGAACTGGATATGATCCTGTTAATAGTCAGTGGCTTCATCAAGGCTATTATGATGTTACTATTGGAGGCACGGATGTTGCTCATAGACATGGGCACTTTGGAGTTGATCCAAGTGGTGTTCATTTTTATTTTCATAGAAGCACAACAACATATTATTATAAAGCATCTACTGCATGGGACGTTACTACATTATCATATCAAAATAAAACATTTGCTCCTTCTGGAAACGGTGTGCCAGCGAGTAATCAAAATGTCCAAGGAGCAGAGATATCTTCGAATGGTTCATACCTCATATATTGCTCTGGAAACTATGTGGCAACATATACGATGTCTACTGCCTTTGATGTTTCAACTGCATCATCTGGCAGCAAACAAGAAGTAGATGTTGTCAGCATTTTAACTTCAGCTGGTCTTACTGTCACTGGAGATCTGAGAAGCGCAATGTTTAATTCAGATGGTACAGAACTGCTTACCAATATACACTATAGTAGCCATCATCACAGAGCCTATAAATTCACACTAAGCACTGCTTGGGATATTACTACGGCTTCGTATGTACAAAATAGTGAATCCAGCAACGGTGGATACAATCTTAAATTTTTTGAACAGTCTAGTAGTGATAATACATGGGTATCTTTTACTGTTGATGGCTCAATAGATGTTGCTATAGTTCAACTTGATGAGATTTCTCAGTTTAATTTAAATGACGTAGGTAAGAAAGTTGTAGGTAACTCTGGATCAGCTATAATTACTGCAACTTCTGGTACATATACTTCAGTCACTCCCTTTGCAGATACTTCTGCTATTTCTTCATGGCAGCTGTTTGGAGCTGAAGGTAAGACTGATGGGTCTGGTATTCAATTAACATCTATCGGTGGTGGTTATGATTTTTCCAACTTATCATATACTGGAAGAAGTTTTTATCTTACTGGTGCAGTTGCGACATTAACCAGCGCTCAAGGTATGGCTATGAAGCCTGATGGAACCAAAATGTGGGTCTTAGATAAAGCTTCAGAAAAAATCGTTGAATTTTCATTAAGCACTCCTTATGAAATCGATACCGCTTCTAGCACTGGCACTACATTAGTTATATCTTCTTATGAATCAGCTGGTTCAGGTATACATGTAAACTCAGAAGGCACAAGACTTATTATAATAGGAAGTAATCAAGATGAGTGGAATGAATTTCATTTATCTACTGGATGGGACCTCACAACTGCTACTCATGATCAAGTTAAGTCTATTGCAGATTTAACTTCTGGGGTTACAGCCCCTCAAGATTTAGTATTCAATGATGATGGTACAAGAATGTTTATACTTTCCCCGAACATGGATAATATTTTTGGATACACTCTTTCTACTGCTTTTGATATTTCTGGTTCTTCATTAACTTCTGCTGGTTCTTTATCTATAGCTTCTATAGAAACCTCTCCAGGCGCTTTGAATATTAATAACGATGGCACAGAACTTTATATATCAGGAACGCAAAATGATAATTTACAAATGCTTAAATTGGATACTGCATATGATCTTAGTTCCTATAATGCCTCTGAAAGTCTAACTTATAGCTGGACATCTGATGGAACTGGTATCGGAACAACTGCAGTTGAAGGTATTACAATATCTAAAGATGGAACTAAATTATATCTTACTGCAGGTTCTGAATATATCTACGAGTATGATTTCGGCGCGGCGGGACCAAGTAATTTTAACTCTTATTCTCCAGCTCTTACAAAATCATCTACTGGTCAAATAAACTCGTCTGCGTGGTTAGATATTAACTCAATGACTGCAGATGAAACTAAGAATGGTGGTGACATCTTTTATGCAGTTTCTACCGATAATCGGACAAGCTGGGGTGTTGCAAAGGCATCTGATGGTGTAAGAAAGATTGTTAAGAATAACTCTGGTACTTGGCAGTATAATAATGATGCCGGTAGTAGCACTGTCGTAGGTTACGATTTAAGTAGCTCTGCAACTTTAAATAAAACTCTATCATATAATAGCCAAGATATTCATGGTGCTGCTATGGCTTTTAATAATGACGGAACTAAATTATACTTTACTGGAGAACAAAACAATATTATTCATGAATACGTTTTATCTACAGCATATGATATATCAACTTCTAGTTATAACAGTGTAACTTTTAACCCTTCTATACTAGCGACAGTAGATATTAAATGGAAACCAGACGGTACAAAAGTTTATATTATGGATTATGATTCTTCGGTTAGAGGAACAATATATACATTTAATGTTTCAACTGCTTGGGATATTACAACTGCTTCTTCGGCTAGTGAAACCTTTAGAGGTAACGCTCAAGATTCTTCGTTTATAAAATTTGCATTTAAAACTGATGGTACTAGGTTATATAAACTAGGACGCCAAGGTAACAGAATTCATGCATACGATCTAAGTACAGCCTGGGATGTAAGTAGCGCATCATATGCGTCTGAAGAATTACCTATGGCTAATGTCGTAGCAAATTCAACGGTGGGTACATACATGAATGGATTGGCTTTTAACTCATCCGGCACTAAAGTTTTTGTTGCAGTCTATCACCCGACAAACACATCAAATAATAGAATTTATGAAATTGATTTAAGTACTGCTTGGGATATCGGAATTGATAATAATAACAATGGAAATTATGCCGGAGTATATTTAAATACCGATCGTGTAATTAATGTTTTATTTAATGGTGACGGAAGTCAAGTTTACGCAATGAATACCACCACAGATACTATTTTATCATACAGTTCCGGCAGCGCATCTATAGTATACAGCACATCCGAAACTTGGGTCAATGGTACAAACAACAACGAGCATGCTACTCTACAAGAAGCATTAGGTGCTCAATCATTTAATCGTATGAACAAAGCTCAACTTGATGCAGTTGCAGATGCATACCATTTCAGTCAAGATAGTGCAGATACTCTTGACCTAATGATTGCACCATATGCGGCTTCTGGAACTTCTCCAATATCAGACGGTGTAACAATTAACTATGATGCCGCTTCTAAATATAGACAAGCAGTTCCAGAGACTGACTACAGAGTAGATTTTTCTGGAACAAGTACAGTAGAATTTACTTCTAATATATCTGCCAATTTTAAAGTTAAAGTAGTATAAAGGCTAAACAATGACAGCAAATGCAAAGAATTTAAGCACGTTAGCTAATGTACTCGATGATGGTACTAATGGACAGTTTCTTCAAAGTACTGGATCTGGAGGAATAGTATTTGCTGATGTAGCTGCCGGAGCTTCAGTGTATGATTCAGCAGAGCTTCTACCGTTATCTGGTAATGATGCTGGTGATATGGCTTATGTTAATAGTACTAATAGATTTTATATTAACAATGGTACTGGTTGGTATTCCATATCCTTAGTAAATACTAATCCTAATATTACTTCGGTACAAGATGCTTCTGCAAATACAACACCATTTACTCTTGCGACGGATGGAACTGCTACTGTTATTACTATCACAGCTAATGATCCAGAGCAAGTGCCGCTCACTTATAACTACAGCGTAACATCTGGAAGCCTTACTAACGGAGGCGGTACAACAGCCACTGTTACTCAGAGCGATAATGTATTTACTGTTACTCCTTCCACAACTGAAACGTATGGTGGTACGTTTGAGTTAACTTTTACTGCTAGCGACGGAATAAATACTGCAACTAATGCTAATAGCTTTACATTAGAATTTATTACAATCATTGCTAATAGTAGATATACAACTTTATTAGCAACTGCG